GCGATGTCATTGTCAAGCGCTGGGAACAATATGCGGGCAAAAAGGCACAATTAGCGGAGTAGAAATGAAGGCGATTTATGAGCCAAAATGCGCTTGTGGTTGTGGATAAGCTGTTGCCAAAGCGGAATATACCGATACCCGCCGAGTCGTAAAAGCCAAAGAGAAAATGCTTTTTGCTTGACAGGCCCCTATAATGTATAGTATATTACTAATAGTATTATAGTATTATATTCTATATGGCGCGAGTCTTCACAGAAAAGCAGATGAAGGAGATGAAGCGGGTCTTCGACCGGACGCTTAGCTGCGCCCTCACAGCCAAAGTCTGCGGCTGCAATCCCGTCACCGTCGCCCGGTACCGCGACAGGGGCGGCTGGATAGAGCTCAAGAAGCCGCTCGGTATGAAGTCGGCTAACGTCCCATCGACGCTCACTGCGGACATAGCCGTTCGGCTTGCCGTCGGATGGCGGGAGAACATTAGTGACGATGCCCTGTGCGACATCATCGGGATAACTGAAGGCCAGCTAAGATGGTGGCTCCAGAACAATACCAGCGTCACAATCGTCAAGACGGTCAAGCAAATCGGGGCGGACGGAGAGCCGCTAAAGGACAGCGAAGGCATGGACTTAATCGAGCGCCGGGCAGAGGCGATAGGCATTCACGACTTAAGGGTGCGGCAGAAGCAGAGCCTTGAGTTTGACTACCTGACCAAGCATGCCCGCGTAATTGACGCGGCGGAGCGGTCCGGCGACTACCGGACGGCTGTCAATGCTATGCAGTGGCGGCTTCAGGTCGCCAATGCGCGCAAATACGGGGGGCAGTCCGGTCAGGTGAATGTCAATCTCAATTCTCAGACGAACATCGTCCACGTGGACGATTTGAATTTGCCGTTGGACACGCGCCGGCAGATATTGTCAAAGATACGAGAGGTCAAACAAATTCCGGCGGATACTCAGGAGACAAAGTCGCTATGAAGGCACTACAATTATTGCGACGGTCTATGAATTTCTTGAAAAGAAGAGGCCGCAAGCACAAAATGTTTATTGAAGGGAAAAAGGGGGAATGGTATGAGGTGAACATAAACCGGGTGCGCAAATTGATTAAAGAGGCGGAAAAGGGATAAATGAATCACGCTGAAAAATGTCCGGTATGTGGCGGCATTGGTAAAGTTATGAGCACCAACTATCCCTTGCCCGCGAGCAGCGCTTATGACACGCTTTGTCACGGCTGCGGCGGTCGCGGCTGGATAATTGTGAATGATGCGCCCAACTGGCCAACGAAGCAAGTCTTTGTCCAGAATCCAGACGAGAACATTAAGGCGCTATTGCCAGATAAGGTTAGGACGGAAGGATAGAATTATGAGAACAGAGCCAACAGAAATAGACCGTTTACGCGAAAGGCAACAACGGGATTATGAGTATTTGCTGCACAGATTGCAAATGTTGGAAGCATATTTGAAGATTAAATATACACAATGCCCGCGATATGAACAAGCGAAATCGGAACAAGAGGAAAAGCCACAAGGATAGGTATTTTTCAGGAGCAAAATATGGACGTGAGAACTGGCGACATATACCCGAAAACGTTGGTGGATGAAATTCTGAGCGTTCATCCTGAACTCAAGGAGAAGTTTTTGCCGATGACAGTTGAGCCAAGCGCGCGTCAACTATCGCGCAAGCCTAAGAATCCGTTCGCAGTCGGCGCAGTCGGAAAAGTCGGGCGGAATGAGCCGTGCTCTTGTGGAAGCGGCAAGAAGTTCAAGAAATGTCACTTTCGTCTGGAGATTCCATGTTAGCGACTGCTGCGGACATCCGGTTCGACGAGACGGACGTTATGCGGAGCATCGTCCAAGAGAGCTTCTTCGACTTTGTCAAGGAGTTCTGGGACGTTGTTTGCGCGGAGAAGCCCGTATGGAATTGGCATATCCCATATTTATGCAGTGAGCTTGAGTATGTGATTCGGCGTGCGCATGAGGGGAAAGCAAAGGAATATGACCTCGTGATAAACATATCGCCAGGCAGCACCAAGTCCATTGTTGTGAGCATAATGCTGCCCGCGTGGGCTTGGACGTGGTGGCCGTCCGCCAGCTTTATCGGCAGCAGCTACACCTACGCGTTGGCCGTCACTATGAGCCGGAAGAACCGGGCCATAGTCAAGAGTGAGAAGTACCAGGACGCCTTCCCCGACACGCTGATTATCGACGACCAGGACAGCAAGGGCCACTTCGTGAACGTCCGCAAGGGCGAGCGTATGTGCGCAGGAATAGACGGCGACATAATCGGGCGGCATGCGGACTGCATCCTTGTGGACGATCCCCTGAAGCCGAAGGGGGCGCGCAGCGAGGCCGAGCTTGAGAGCGCCAACATGTTCGTCGCCGAGACGCTCTGGAGCCGGAAGAAGAACAAGGAGGGTACGCCTACCATCTTGATTATGCAGCGGCTTCACGAGAACGACCCGTCCGGCATGCTGCTGAAGCGATTCGGGTCGGCTATAAAGCATATCTGCCTGCCCGCCGAACTGACGGACAGCGTGCGGCCCGTGGCGCTGCGCAAGAACTATGTGGACGGCCTGATGGACCCAGCGCGGCTAAGCCGGAAGGTGCTGGATGAGGAAAAGAAGCTGGGCGAGTTCTACTACGCTGGCCAGTTCCTTCAGAACCCCGTGCCGCTGGGCGGCGGAATGTTCAAGTCGGAGCGGATTGCAATAGACGTGCCGTCAAGGGACGGTATGCAGAAGGTCCGCTACTGGGATAAAGCAGGCAGTGCTAATGGCGGGGCATATACGGCGGGCGTGCTTATGGGCAAGCAGCAGGTGAACGGTACGGCGCGCTTCTGGATTCTGGACGTTGTGCGCGGGCAATGGGAATCGGCGGCGCGGGAGGCGCGCATAAAGCAGGTGGCCCAGATGGACGGGCTGGATGCGATTATTGGCATTGAGCAGGAGCCGGGCAGCGGCGGCAAGGACTCAGCATTGGCGACCGCCCGCAATCTTGCGGGCTTCAGAGTACGACTGGATAAGCCGAGCGGGGACAAGGCACTGAGGGCCGACCCGCTATCTGCGCAGGTGAACGCAGGGAATGTCGCAATGGTGCGCGGACCGTGGAACGGGGACTATTTGAATGAGATGGCCTTCTTTCCCGCCTCGACCTTCAAGGACCAGATAGACGCGAGCAGCGGGGCCTTCAAGCTGCTCACTAAGCCGCAGATTGTTGCCGGCGGATGGAAACTATAAAAGGAGATATAATGGCTGAAAATAACAAGACAAAGCCCGGTTTCGACCTGATGATGGCGATGAACGTCGTGACCACGCTTGATAGGGCGACTCTGGCGAGCCTGCTGAACGGCACGCGGGACATAGACGCCGAGTGCAAATACCCGGTCACGATTACGGCCGGCGACTACCGGACGATGTTTGACCGGAACGGGCTGGCCGAGCGAGTGGTCAAGCTCTGGCCGGAGGAAAGCTGGCAAGTAGAGCCGGAAGTCTATGAGACAGAGGAAGCCGATGAGACGGAGTTTGAAGCGGCGGTTGCTGAATTGACGGGCCGCCTGAGCTTGTGGTCGGTATTGGCGCGTGCGGATATTCTCTCCGGCATCGGCCAGTTCGGAATTCTGCTGCTTGGACTTGATGACGGCAAATCATTGTCCGAACCCGTCGACGGCATAAATGCACTTACGGGCGAGAAACTCGGCACTGCGGGACACAAGCTGCTGTATCTCAGGCCGTTCGACCAGTCTTGCATATCAGTCAAGACCAAAGAAGCCAATGTGTCCTCGCCGCGATATGGCCAGCCTACGATGTACACGCTGACCTTTGAGAGCGGCGAAGTGCCCACATCAGGCACCGAGGTCGTTCGGCAGACGGTAGATGTGCATTGGACGAGAGTAATTCATCTTGCCGACAACCGGGAGGTAAGCGATATCTACGGCAAGCCGCGCATGCAGTCCGTGTACAACAACCTGCTGGACGTGAAGAAAATCAGCGGGGGCAGCGGCGAGATGTTCTGGAAGGGTGGCTTTCCCGGCTTCAGCTTTGAGCTGACCCCAAAGGCTGAGGAACTCGGCGCGACGATAGACACCGAGAGCCTCAAGGAGCAGATGCAGCTCTATATGGAGGGCCTGCAAAGGTACCTGTCGCTGACGGGCGTGACGGCCAAGAGCCTTGCCCCGCAGGTCGCCGACCCGTCGAACCACCTTGACTGGCACGTTAAGCTGATAGCGATAGAGATGGGCGTGCCATACCGCATCCTGCTCGGCACCGAGGAGGCGAAGCTGGCGAGCAGCCAGGACACGCGGCGGTGGAACGGGCGCGTAGCAAAGCGCCAGAATAGCTACCTGACACCGCTCGTAATACGTCCCTTCTTCGACAGGCTCATCATTTTGGGCGCATTGCCTGAAGTGGAGCAGTATTTTGTGGACTGGCCGGACCTGAACGCGCAGACGGACGCCGAGGTAGCGGATGTGGCGATGAAGCGCACGGATTCGCTGGCGAAGTACGTAGCCGGCGGAGTCGAAGCGGTCATTCCGCCATCCGAATTCCTAACAATGATTCTTGGCTTTACAGTTGAGGAGGCTGACGCCATCGAGAAGGCTGCTGCGGAATTACAAGACATCGTGGCGGGCGATAAGGATGAATCAAATGACGCAGCGAGATAAATTGCGGTATTACAGGCAAATACACTGGCTCTCGCTGATGAGCAGGCACGGCGCGGTCTTATTTTGGGACAAGAGCTGGCGGGAATTCGTGGGCGGCGTGCCGCGCATAGTGTTCTGGCGCTGTCATCAGCGTATGCGTTGGACATCCCAAACAATACGAAGCGCCGTCTTGAAACGAAAACTTTTGAATCGCGGCAGACACTATGATTGGCTGCTTGCGGGCAGGTGGTATTGATGGCGAAGGTTCGCACAACCCGGCTTGACCCTACGCGGACGACGCTATTGCGCCGAAAGTTCATAACCGAGATGAACAGGCGATTCGGCAAAATTGCGCGGGACGTGTACGATTTGCTGGTGGAGCAGGATTTCCTCGGCCTGAAAGAGAGAAGGCCGCTCGTACTGCAGCAGCCCGTCTCCAACTTGCCGCCGGGCGCGTTCCGCTTCGCAACCGACCCGCAGAAAATAGCGGCCTTCCGCCAATGGCTCGATGCTCAAATCAAGGCGGGCATACTGACTGTCAGTCCAATCAACGGCAAGCCGTGGACGGCGGAATATGTGCACTCGGCCTATAAGCGGGGCGTTATCCGCGCCTACACCGACGCGCATAGGGAGGCGCTCGCCCCCACGCCCCAATGGTATACGGCCAGCAGGGAGCAGTTCGTCAGGACGGCCTTCGCCTCGCCGGAGACTATGAACAAAATCGAGCTGCTAAGCACGCGGGCCTTCGAGCTGCTTGAGGGCGTGACATCGACTATGGCCCAGCAGATGAACGTAGCGCTTGCCACCGGCCTTGCTCACGGCAGCTCGCCCATTACAATCGCCCGCCAGATGCAAAAGAGCATCGCGGGCCTTACCCGCACACGGGCGCGCGCGATAGCTCGTTCAGAAATAATCGCGGCCCACGCAGACGGACAACTCGACTCGTTTGAACTGCTTGGCTTCGATGAGGTCGGCGTGATGGCTGAGTTCTCTACGGCGGGCGATGACTTGGTCTGTGACGTATGCGCGCCGCTTGAAGGCAAACTATTCCCAGTAGATGAGGCGCGCGGTATGATTCCGGTCCATCCATCTTGCCTACCGGGCGACATGCTCGTATCTCCCGTTGGCGACATTTCGACGGTTAGTAAAAGGTGGTATGATGGAGATATGATCGTCCTTCGCAGTGCCGCTGATGATGAACTTATTGTCACCCCAAACCACCCTATACTCAGTGACAATGGGTTTGTTCCTGCGAACTCTCTTGATATAGGCAGCCGCGTTGTCTGCAACCGCTTCCGTCAAGGAGTAAGTATGATTGATGGGCACAACGTAAATGCACCAGCCCGAATTGAGGATATAGCGGAAGCGTTCCTCAACGATGGCAAGATGCTTTCCCATCCAGTGCCAATTTCCGCCGTAGACTTCCACGGCGACGGGATCGGCAGCCAAATCGCAGTTATAGGCACCAATAGCTTTTTGGGGCACAGTGATTATGCCCCGCCTAAGAAGCATCGCTTGAAGTATGGGTTCATACTTAGAGATATTGCTCGGTCTTTGCTCAATCGTCTGGGCGTGTTTGCATTTTCGCTCCCACGTGACGGGCACTCCGAGCGTCGCCTTATGAGCAGCCTTGACCTGATGTGCTCTGGTACAAGCATCCATTTGACTCCACTTGATGGCTTCGGCCTCGCTCTGGCTTCTAACGTGAATGCCGGCGCAAAGCAAACGCTGCCTTATTACGGATCGGCTAACATCGAATCGCTCAGCGATTTTGTTCTCCGACATCCCGCTTTCATAAAGTTGCGACACTTCGTCGACCGGCAAAGACAGTCTAAACTCGAACGCAGACTTCTGGACCAGATCGGTTGTTGTTTTGAATGCAGCCCCATTGTTCATATTCAGTCCTTTCAATTTTCGGGTTATGTGTACAATTTAGAAACCACTGAATCATACTATATGGCGAATAACATCACAAGTCATAATTGCCGTTGTAGCTGGATTCCGCCCGAGACGAAGGAG